CCGTTCATATTTTGAAGATACGGCCCGTAATTTTCATCGTTATAGTAGTCTGCAAGAGATGAGGCGGTAATCGCGTCATAAGTCGCAAACATAATTTTTAATGCTTGTATCTTAATGTCACCAAGTGTCATAAATCCTCCAAGGTGAAAGGGGGTTTTGACCCCCTCCCACTAAATGTAATGTGCGTCGAATAAAATCTTAGCAACAGTCTCGGGTACTTCTATGCTCTCACCACGTTTAATGTTCCAATGATAACCATTAATTGTGACGGGAACTACCATATCGCCGGGATTAAAAGGGTCTACTGCGATTTTAATTCTCACCTTTTTTTCGGCGTTGATTGTTGCTCCGGTTTTCTCTGCTTCTTTAAAGTCTTCCATACTTTCTCCTTTGGCTTTTAAGCCTTAGGCAATTTTACTACGCGCTTGCTGAAACTTTTACGTTTACAATTCCGTTTTGGTCGAGTATCTTAGCGGTGAATAAGGCTTTCCAACCGATAGTAGAAACTTGGTCGAGAGCGTCCGTAGGTTGTTTAACGATTAGCGAAGGTTTTCCGCTTCCGTCAACGTCTACTACTCCATAAGAGTTCTTCCCAAAGAAAAGACAGTTATGTAAAGTAATTTCGCTTCCTCCAGCTTCTGTTTTAACGTTCGTGGACTCGATAAATCTCACGCCATAAAGTTTTCCAATTTCGCCCTTATAGATGTTAGCCCCACCATTGTTCGATTGGTTAACTGCTTTCCATTCAGCGTCAGCCATTAGGTCGGCAGATACAGACGGGTCAATAACTGCGATATAATAACCGTCTATCTTAGCGATATTGTTGTTCTTTAAGGTTCTTGCAGCTTTCTTAATTTCGCTTGAAGAGAGATAAGATGTTGCTGCAACGGTTGCTGCGCTGGCAGCTCCTCCGCCATATTGAACGTTGGTTCCGGCTGCGATTACATCTCGAACGATTGTATCGATTGTTAATCCGGCTTGGTCTCCAAGGATTTCAGTTGCGTCGCTGATAACGTTATCAACAGCGGTCATATTAAGAACGTCAGTTACGTCGGTATATGCGCCATATTGTGATACGCTAGCGGTGAGTTCGGTCACAGTTAAAGCGGTGACTGCTGGAAGAGTTCCCTCAGTTAATGCGGTTGAAGCCGGTGCTAAACTTGAATATTTTCTAAATGACGCGGTTTTTCCGTTTCCAGCGGGAATATTTCTCTTCTGGCCGTAATCGGCGTAAACGAGATTTGGTTTAGTTCTTTCAATTAAAAGTTTGTCGTAAAATTTGCCCATTTCTGCACTTAATGCAGTAGTTGTGTTAGTTGCCATAATTAGCCCCTTTCACAGAGGCCTTTACCTCTGTGCGTTATTGTTTTTTTCGGATTTCGGCGTACCTCCGTTCAAACTCTTCAGATGACATACTGCCCCAATCTATCTCTTGATCCTCGCGATTATTTCTCGCTGAGCCCGGTGTTGAATTGTTATTGGCGATAGTCTGAGCGGCCTTAGCCTGTTCCTTTTTTGCGATTTTTGCTTGGAGTGCGATAAAACCTCGATATACTTGATTGAGTGATTTCACTCCAACTTTGCCGTCGGCGTAGTCCTTGAAGTCCTCGTCTTGGAGCAATTCCCTAATATCTATGTTGGGGTTTTCTGTTTTAAAAGCCTCTATGTCGCTTCGAGCTCTCAAGTTGTTTTCTTCAATTTCTTTTGCTTCGGCCTGTGCCTTTCTTTCCTTTTCCTTTAGGTATTTGGGAAAGTCGGCTAATGGGTCACCTCCATTCCGTTTAATTTCTCTCATATTGAGATACTCTTGAACGTCAGAGTCGTCTTTCATTTCTTCCCCGGTGAAAGGATTTTTCCCTTCAAGGGTGTCAATGATTGACTCGTTGCGGATTTTAGTTTCTGAGGCTTTTCTTTCCTCTTCTCTTCTCTTCCGCGCTTGTTCGCGATTTTCTTCCGGAGATTGTTTTACATCTTCGAAAGCGATATCGTTTGTTTCTTTCTCCACTGTTTCCGTTTCAGCGACTTCCGGAGTGGAAGGAGTCTCCACAATTGTTTCCGCTATTTTTTCTTCTGGCATTTCTTTTCCTTTCGATTTTTCCGCTATTCGTGCGCGATTTGTGATACCGGTGATACATAGACTACTTTGTTTCCTGACTCATCTACTACAAACTTATACGGAGAGACGGTATTGTCATCTCCTATCAATAATCCATAATAATGACACTTTGGATTTCTGCACTCGTGTTTTACTATGGTGTTGACCCGTTTTATAAAGGTTTCATTCCCACAAAAAGGACATTTCATTAGTTTATCCCCCTATTTAATAATTCTTGAGCGAGGATTTTATTATCTTGGGTAAGTTCAAGTATTTTCTTGCCCGCGTCCGTCGTTGTAAGGTTTTGAATGGCCTCATTACTCTTGATGATTTCGCTATTGGCTTGTTTTATTCTTTCGATATAAGTGGCTTTTAATTCCGCAATATCCTTTTCTAATGACTCATTTTTATTGACGATTGTTTGGACGTTTTGTATCGTTGATTTATAACTCTCGAGCGTCTTAGCCAACTGCTCGATATAGGCTTTATACTGAGTGTTTTCGGCGCTTAGTTGATTGTTGGTTGCGCTTAGAGAGGATTGTTTATTTTCTTCGCTCTTATTCAATTCTTCTATAAGACTAGATTTATTGGAGATAGCGTCCTCCGGATAAAGCGAGACGAAGGCTTTGGAGTCAATCGCTCCCACTCTTAAAAGTGTCTCTAACATGGCGATATTACCCGCCGTTGAGGCTTTAGAGCCCGAAATAACTTCCACTGCCGTCTCGATATCTTTATCCTCATAATCCCTTGAACTGAAAGTATCATTAACAACGTTATTATTAGTGTCCTTATAGGCGAAAGAAATATCGGTATAATAAAGTTTATAGAATTGGACTAGAATAGCCCCTATTTGCTCTTTGAAGTTCCAAAATGAGTCTCTCAGTTCCGCTATTGGGGCTTGTGCTTGGTTTTGAAGGGCAGAGATTGCAGCGCCACTCATCGAGGAAGAAACTGTCTCTCCGGTCATTACTTCCGTTGCCCCGGTCATACTTCTGTTTAAGTTCACAATGCTGTCAATTAAGGTTAGTGGATAAGTTTGAAGACCTTGCTCCGTCATCTTTCTTATACCGTTCCCGGTTCCCGAATAATCGGTTAAAACCTCTCCGGGTTTATTTGTTATTTTCTGTTTTAATGCCCCGGGTACTGTTATATATTTGCCCCAAGCGTTATTTTGAATGTTTAAAAGAGACATCGCGAGGGTGAAGTTAATGCTCTTTTGGTTCATAATGAGCCCTTCTACCTCGCCTATTCCGTAGATACTTCCTTCTTTGGGCTCATATTGTTCGAAGGCAATCGGGTAGAGAGTAGCCACATACTTCTTCTCTTCCGGTGTAAAGGCTTCTCCTTGAATGGTTTGAAGTGCTTTATTTATGTCGGGGGTTATCAAAAACTCTTTTCGCACCATTCCCGTTCTCGTCCCAATTTCGCAGAAAACTTCTTTCCCTTTTCTAAAATATCTCGTTAAGACTGTCACAAGAGAAGTTGACTCTTGCTCGGTTATTCCATAAGCGTTATTTTCTTCGCTATCGGCTTTAATGTCACTGCCAAGCGAAGGGTCACACCTTTTTAGGACGGATTTAAGTGGTTCTCTTGAAGATATAATTATCGACTCTTGTTTTTGAATGTTGGCCTCGTTCGGGTTAGAGACAAAAATATGTAAGGGGTCAATGACTTCGGCGTCAATTCCACCGCTTATTTTTCCAATATTTGATATTAAATCTTTATTCCAAAAGAAGTGAATAATCCAATTTCCTTTAATCGCTGCGTCTTGGGTGGCTTTACTTTCGAGTTTATCTAAGTTCATTTTCTTGGATTGATAATCCGCGAAGTGATTAAACTTCTCCATATCGCTGTCATCATAACTTCGATAAGTGATTTTAGACTCATAAGAGAGGATAGAAGCCTTCTTACTTCTTACGATCATCTTGATTTCGTTGATAACGGGGCGAGGTAGGTTCTTAGTGTCCTCGGTTGACTCCGCCCATTGTTTACCCTCGTAAAAACGCACAAAAAGCGGGATTTTATTCCGCATATCTGTCGCGGTTTGATAACTAATTCCGTCTTGGTATTCTTTCCATAGTTTGGTGGTCTTATCTTCCATTTCTATCTCCGTTCAAATACTCATCTAATAAGGTTTCGGAGTCGGGGGCGTTCTTAATCTTGTAGATAACGTCATCTATATCTTTGTTTCTTTCTTTGTATTTCTCTTCGAGAACACTGATTGACTTTTCTAAGTTGTCAATTTGGGTTCTTAACTCCGAGTATTCTTTGATTAGTAAGTTAGTTATGCTGTTTAGTTCAGTTATTTTCCTATTCAATTAAAAGTCCTCCCAACTCATATATTCATTGCCTTTTTCTTCATCATCGAAGATTTCTTTATACTTTCTATCTGGTTCTTTCTTCTCGATTATCCAATTGTTGTCTTGCTGATGATTGATGAAGTGCGCGATTGCGGAAGCCATGACTAAGTCATCGTGGCAACCTATCATCGCCGATGTACTGCCATTATCTTGCTTAACAAAAGTCATCATCTCTTTGAGTGTTTCCATATCGCACTCAATTTTTGGGTTCTCACGGAACTTTCTCACGAGTTCACCGATTATTACGGGTTTTGTGTTAATCGTTGTCCTAAAGCCTAAATCCATTGCGGCTTGTTTACTCGCGGAGTCAATTTTTTCGGTGTGATAAAGTCTTGGATAACCTAAGGCATTCAACCAAATCATTGGTTCTCTTGAGAAGTTGATTTCACAGCCAATTAAAGCGTCGTGATACATTTTACCGAGGCAATAGAGTTGTTCGGCGTAGAGGTCATCGTCCATTTTCTGCTTTCTTAGGGTGGCATAACATTCATCAGTTAGCCCACTAATAACTTTCGCTGTGAAAAAGTCTATTCCACTTCCAGCAGTATCCCCACCGATTGCGTAAGGTTCTCTTCTTATTTCTTTTCGGCCTTGAGAGATGATTTCTTCCTCAAGAGGAGGTTTGTGGATAGTGATATATCCCGTTTTATCCTCAACGAACTTAATATCTTCCAAAGTCGTTGTGTATCCCGCAATCTCTTCTCCTATATACTCGGGGGTTATTTTTTTACTATACTCGAAGAAACCTAAGACACCGTCTTTAACTTCGAGCATTCTTTGATTGATTTTATCGGTGTCAAATATCGAGTTTCCGCTTGAGATAAAGGCTTCTTCTGGACTGCACGGATACTCTTGCTTGATTAAGTCCTTATCGATATAGGAATCATATTTCTTCGCATACCAAGCAATCTGTTCGGTATCTAACCCGATATGTTCTAAGGTCTTAATTCTTTCTTTGAGCCATGAATCGGTGGTATCGAGATATCTATAGTCATCCGTGCGATATTCGTCCGTTTTCCACCACTCATAGAAGAGGTCAATACATGACTCGCTATCCCATAATTTCTTAAAATCGTTATAGCCGTTCGCGGTGGACTCGTAGATGATCGTCGCGTTATCGACTAAGGCTTGCCCGATTCCGGCTTGTAAATTAGATAGATTACAATTATAGAAACCAACTTCGGAGTAGTGAATAAAATTGAGAGTTCTTGAACGGCCTATATCGTCTGTCGCTGTAGCACATCTCCACGAAGAGTTTTTCTTATCAAAGAATAGTTCGTTTCTATTATTAAACTTCTCGTGAGGATGAAGCATTCCGCTCAGTCTTTCATAAACCACTCGGGCTTTATCGTTAAAGATTGTCGCGGTATTATCGTTTCTATCGGCGATAGTAAAACCGGAAAAGTTTCGACACCATATCGCATAAGATAGTTGCATAGCGGTCACTAAGGAAGTGAACCCTTGCTGACGACCTTTGAGAATAATAAAAGGTTTTTCAAGCCCGTATAACTCAAGTTTCGCAACGAAGTCTTTTTGAACGTCATTAAGAAAAAATGGAACTGTGTTTCTTTCCTTATCGACAATGGTAAAAGCCACTTCAATTAAGAGATAAGGCTTTTCACATACTTCCTTCCAAGCGAGATTGCTTTCTTTTGGAAGTTTTAGGATTTCAGCTATACATGCTTCAACATACCTATTATCAAGCTCTAAATCGTGGTTCTCTTTCCATAGTTTTTTGCGTTTTTCTATAAGATTTTCAATCATTTGACACTCCAAAATGGTAAAAACCTAGGTAATTGAGGTATGTTTTGACACTTTTTGCTAAAAATCATCTATAGATTGAATGGAAAAATTACCTTTTACAATGGTATTGGCCTTACCTTCAATGATTAGTTGCTTATCAATCATCGTCCCATTCGCAACCGACATTTTCTGTATTGTTGTCGCAACCTCGGGTCTAATATACCCATTTTCGCTCTCTTCCTTGGCTTTTCTTGCCGTATTAACCGCTATATCTAGCTGTGAATCGACAATCAGTTTCACTTTGTTGCGGATTTGAGTTTCATACTCTTTCTTTTTTTTCTCTTCGATGACACGCCTCAATTCTTCTATTTTCGGCTTATTGTTGTCTAACCAACGCTTGAGCGTTGAGAACGGAATGTTTAAATCGCGAGAAACTTCAGAGATATTCATCTTCTCCGCGTATGCAAGCAAAGCATTATGCACTTCTTCGGTTGTATAAGTTACATATTTCATTGTCACCTCATTAGAAAGAGCCTATAGATTGCTCCATAGACTCTTCCTTGGAGTTCTATTAACTCCATTATTCAATTAATGCAGATAAATAGTGGTGTCGCGATTTTTAATACATTTTTTAAACCCGTTAATAATTTTGATTACTTGGCGCCTTGAATAAGATGTTATAAGAGCGGTTTGGGTGAAGCTAACTCCCTCAAATACGTGTAGAACATAGACTTTGAGTTGAATATCAGTATTAGAAAGTTCTTTTATAACGTTCATACAGTATCTTTTTCTATTTTTGTTTTCTGTGGTAGTTATCTCCGCAAGAAACGCGAGAACTCTTGAATTAATTATCATATTCTAGATAGAGATTAGAGCCTATTTCTCTAATTTTTAATTTTAATTTCATTCTCTCTTCGATTTCATCTTTATCTTCTTTGTGGAAGATGATACATTTTTTCTTTTTAAGAAGGTCTCTAATGCAATCGGAGATATAAAGATTATGATATTGGTCTCTAGAGCGTTTTTTATTTTCAGAGAATATTCCCATTGAGATTGACTGATAACACTTATCTTGAGCGCTCATTTCACTTTAATACCTACTGTTTTAACTACTTCGCTGGTGAAGTATTCTGGGTGATCTTTTTTAAGGCTTACCATATCTACTTCTTCCGTTAACATAATTTTGGTGTATTTTTTTAAGACGCTATCGGGAATATTTTGTTTTTCTACGCTTTTCTTAATTTCATAGATTGTAATATCATCGTTCTTGTATTGAATTAGTCCGCTATTTTGGAAAGCCTTTTTTAAACTAGTTTCAAGTTTTTTATTGTTTTCTACGATGACTTTTTCTTGCCTTTTGTTTTGGATAAAATCTTGAATTAAAGAAAGTTGCTTCTGTTCGAATAGAATAACTTCCCTATTTATGAGTTCATCTCTTTCTTTAGTATCCTTATTCTTGAAAGCCTTTAGTGCTCTTTGAATATCTTCGCTTGATTTGAACGCTATTTCGATGTATTCGGCGTTTTCACCTTTCGGTAGCCATATTATCGCTCCATAGTCGCAAAACGTTTCTAGAGCGTAATTATAGAGAGATAATTGCCATATTACTTTGGCTTGATTTAATTTACTTACGGTCTTGTAATCAATTAGGACTCTCTTGCCGTTTTTAGTGGCTATGGCGTCTAACCTTCCAGCGTAGTCGTTAAGATGATGAACCATTTTTTCTGATTCAATAAAATCTAATTTTTCGCTCTCCTTTATTTTTACAAATTCTTTGAGAGAATTTTCTATGTTTACATCATTGAAGACGAAGTTTGGGTGGTTAGTATTATAGAGCTCAATTACCTTATGAACGTCCTCGCCGTATTGAGCTTTATCTTCAAGAATCTTGGGATCAACATTATCATATTCGTTTGGGAAAAGAAAATTGATAATGTCGGAGACCCGAGGAAGGCCAAAACCATTAAGATAATACTTCTGGGCGTCTTGATCATAAATTAATGTATCAGTTGGCTTAACGATTATTTCCATTTTTTGCCTCCGCTTCATCTTCAAAATAATCGCCCGCAAAGTCGTTAAAGTTGTCATTATCTTCCAGCACTTCAAGCAAGTTAAAGTCGTCAATTAGATTCTTGTAATCCACTCCAGCCCCGTAAAGCCGTTCAAAGTAAGCCTGAGCGCATTCATACATTTCGTCGGTATTTGGCTCGAAAGAAAAATCTCTATTTCTATCATCAATGTAGATTATTTTCATCGTCCTCCTCAATTTCACGTAGTTCCCATTGCTTTTCTTCATTTTTGAGTTGGTTTATTGTTTCTTCTAAGATAATAATCTTTCCGTTAAAATCGCCATAAGAACATAAATATTCGGTGTCAGGCTTATATCTAAAAGCCAAAGGACAACAATGGCAACTGAATTGGTCATCACATATTTTCTGTATTTCTTCTCTAGTTAAGTCTTTAATCCGTTTTTTCATCTTTTTTCCTCCTTAATAATATCTCTTAGTTCGTAAGATGTTTTGATTTCCGCGCTGTCGGCGATTGTGATTAGTGCGTCATAGAGTTTAGAGGCGCGGTAATCTTCATACTCTTTTTGTTTTTTGTGATATTCCTCGATTGCCATTTGGCGGGTGTTGCTCCTAAGGATTGTGGCGCCCGTTCTATAGTCAACCACGCACCAGCCTCGACTATCGTAAGGGTAAACGAATGTAAAATCGTCCACCATATAGCAACTAACAAGCGTCTTATAAAGTTTCCCGTTTATTTTGTGGCATACAAAGCCCTTATCCTTAATCATTTCCAATACTCCTTAGTCCATTCTTCCGCCTTTAATTCCTCTTTTTGATTAAGATAACTTTCAAACTTGTTTCCAAAAAGAGTTTCTGGCCTTAAATAATTCTTCATCTTAGGGTCGGTGTTCCATTCTTCATACTTCTTAGTGATGACCTTCTTAAAGTCTTCTACTGTGTGCCCCTCTTTAAGTCTTGCCTTAATGAGGCTTATGGTTTTTGGTGTAGTTGTTTTGTACTTAGAATTGGCAATTTGGTTTAAAAAAGTGATGATGTCGACAACGTTAGTCGACAATATATCTTTATTATTACCTAATATATCCTTACCTAATATATCCTGGGTTGTCATTTGGTTGT